CTCCAAGGTATCCTGACGGATTAACCTTAAAAGGGCTCTTTCTTACATTTATCCAACTAAAGGAGTCAACTATGAATCAAAATAAATTTATTCGATCCGATGACGTTCTTCGTCTGAAGATCATCATTCTTATCGTATACGTTATTTTGACTACGTTGATACTCTTTCAAGTAGATAAATCTGATTCAAGTTTATTGGATCAGCTAGTTTTGCAACTAGGTAGCATCATTCATGATGCACTACTCCAGTAAAAAAGGAGTAGCCGTGACCTCCCGCTATAACACTTTCGGTAATGCGACTTCCCCTTTACAAGGGTTGTCTTATTCCGATGGTGTCGATGGAAAGTACGAATTTGTAAACGGATTTATTCGTCCAAAATGGAATAATTATGACGCCATATATTGGCGTTCACAACGTACTCCTGGGACGAGTAATGTTTACGGAACCGTATGGTCTAATTGTACTAGTTTTCCTAGTTCAATTATGTCAGCTAATGACGAACTTACTCTTCAGAGTCGTTTATCTGAAGCTGTAAAAGGTCACCAGTTTAATCTGGCGGTCTCTGCAGCTCAAGGTAAACAAACTGTTGATATGGTCGTTAATGCTGTAACCAGTATCGGAGGCGCTATCTCGGATCTAAAGAAAGGCAGATTTGAATCTGCCGCTCGAAGATTCGGGGTTAATCAACGACCAAGCACCTTAAGTAAAAAGGATGTTTCTGGTCGCTGGTTGGAACTTCAGTATGGTTGGCTGCCACTTATAAGTGACGTTCACGAAGCCGCTAATGCGTATGCTGCCCTTACGGGTAAGCCACGCACAGAGCGTGTTTCTGTGAGCCTAACTCGTAAAGCCCAAAGAGATTCGTCATCCTCTCCCTCATCTTATTCCTGTAAAGGAACAGTTGAAGAACGATGGCGTATTCTTTATGAAATGAGTGAAACTTTATCCACACCCCGTTCTCTCGGTCTTACTGACCCTGCGAGTGTTGTGTGGGAACTCATACCATATAGCTTTGTGGTCGATTGGTTTTTACCAATCGGTTCATATCTTGAGAATCTAAACACAATACCTCAACTTCAAGGTCGATTTTTGACCACGAAGACGAGGCGATTCCAAGGCAGTGCAATGAACTTTGATTCATTCTATCAATTCAGTGTTAAACCTACTGAATTCGTTGACTATTTTAATATGTCACGTAGAATGAGTACGAGTCTTGTTGTACCGAAGCCAGAGTTTGAATCTCTAACCGAAGCGATGAGTCCTAAAAGGATTTATAATGCCATTGCTTTGGCAGTTCAGCGGATGCGGTAGCACGTTAACAGATCTGACGTTACTAGATCTATATCATGTTTCACACCCTAGAAGGAGCCTTATAATGGCCACAATGACAAATTTACTAGTCAAAGACGACGCAAATCCATTAGTCGAACTAACTTTTATTCCCATTACTGATACGCCAGAACCTTTTTGGAGAACTCAAATAGGCGGAGTGCCTTTTGAGGGCCAACCAAGGCTGACGCAGTCAATAGTGAAACAAAAGAACGGCGGCTATAAGATCACTGTGAAGCTTGAAGTACCAGTAATGGAGACATTAGGTGCATCGGGAACATCATTTGGTTATGTCGCCCCACCGAAAGTTGCTTACGTTACGACAGCAATATTTTCTGTATTTGCTGACAGACGTAGTACAACTGCCGATAGGAGTAACACTACTAAATTGATGTTAGGTTTGTTAGCAGGAGCTACGGCTACTACTGCAACGGGAACCCTTAACGGGGCCAGCGCGGCGGATGCCTATAAAAGCTCTACGGCAGCAATGCCGCAATTGTTGACAAACCTCATTCTTGCTAGTTAATCTAGTATTTTGATTAATTAGCAATAATCCCGTCCTGTTAATACGGGACGTCACAACCTTAGGAGGTTATGTATGGATTATTTAAAGATATACCCGACTGATAAATCCTTTATCATTATTGGTCGTATTGCTGAGACTTGCTCTCAAAAAGGTGGACCTCTATCAAAAACATTATATTCTATGTTTTTGAATGGAGATTATCTTGGTATAATCAATTTCAAATTTGATTATACTGCTGATTTTACTCGTGATGACTTCTTATATGCTCGTCAAATTCAAGCTCTTTTTTCAAAACAGAAAGAACTTGATTTGGGAATAAATAAAGAAGATGTCGCGTTTACTACCTTTATGGAAGCAGAGAAGCTGTGTTCTGAAACTAATCACCGTTTCCGGAACAATCTATCGGGAGTTTCTCCCGATGTTCACGCAGTATTACACTACGCGAGCAGAAAAATAGATTGTATCTTAGGTGACGTCCCTGATTACTCAGAGCTTGATTTCTCATTTGGTCCAGGCGCTACAACAAGCGTAAAACGAGCGCGGTCTAATCCTAGGATTAAACTTGAAGCTCATCTGACGTGTAGTCCCGAATTTGTTTCCCATGCCAAAGAATTTTTAGCAGAATTCCCAGGTTGGACACGTTACCATGCAGACCCTAACGGGAATGTTGGTATTAAAGTGTCTCATGGAAAACTTCAATTCGTGCCCAAAAGCTCCAAAACGTTGCGCTCTATTGGTGTCGAACCTACTCTTAATGGCTTCGGCCAGCAAGGGATCGGTAAGTACATCCGTAAGAGATTACAACGAGCTGGAGTTGATCTAACTGATCAAACTCGAAATCAAAAGTTAGCTTGCAAAGGAAGCGTCGATGGTAGCTTAGCTACTGTCGATATGTCTTCTGCAAGTGATACAATTGCTTATGGTTTGGTCATGCACCTCCTGTCACCTGATTGGTTTGATTTTCTAGACCGATTTCGTACAGGAACTGTAGTTTACAAAGAGAAACTTATTAAGCTTCAAAAATTCTCAAGTATGGGTAATTCTTATACTTTTGAACTTGAGTCACTTATATTCTTTGCGTTGGCTCACAGTACGTGCGTCCATTTAGGACTAGATACTAGAAATGTTAGCGTCTATGGGGACGATGTTATAGTACCCGTAGAAGCCATGGAACTTTTGAATAGGGTTATCACCACATGTGGTTTCGTAGTTAATACCTCGAAATCATATTCAAGTGGTCCCTTTCGTGAGAGCTGTGGTGCTGACTATCTAGATGGTTTTGATATACGCCCGTTCTATCTAAAGGATCAGATATGTACGAGAGTACTCTTCAACATGCATAATTGGTTTATTCGACACGGCGAACCTGCT